ACAGAATATTTCTTTAGTTCAGAGATTAAAAACTCTTTTGTTTGTTCAGAAAGGTAATCTGAATTTTTTGGTTTTGCTGCTATGAAAACTTTGCCAAATTGTGGTGGACTTAATTCTTCCCCACCATATGCAGTTACAGACTCTATGTTAGGATATATTGATGGTAGCAGTGATTCATAATCAGATGCAGTTACTGCTCTATATTGGGTGGAATATAATCTAGGAGCATAATATCTTACTGATTCTATAGATTGAATATCATCACCATTATTTGCTGATTCTGTGGTTATGATGACACCAACTGCTGATGAAATATTTGCACCAGTATCTGATACTATGGTTCCAGAGAAATCAAAATCATTAGCCCCATTACCCTCTTTGCCATTTGTTGTAATGTATGTGATGTTTACTTGATTATTGTTTTCAAGTTTCTTTCCAATTACCCCATCACCAAAGAAAACTTCATATTTTTCATCAGATATCTCTTGAATCAGAAAAACTGCAGAATTTTTATCTACACCAATAATATTTTCTATTGGCAAATATTCTCTTGAGGTTGTTGATTCTGAAGTTTCCTTTACATTAACTCTAATTGTAGATGTATCAATGTAAGGATTTGGTAAAATATATTTTTGATTTGGTTGGGAATTATCTACAACAAAGGTTTTTGATAAAAGAGTTCCCTCATAGATGGTTATATCTTCAAAAGATGCTTGTCCATTAGACACACCAACAGTAATATCCTCTGGAATAGAAAAGATATAACTGGTATTATCTAAATTTCCTGTACAAACTACACCTTTCTTTAAAGTTGCTGTGTTATAATCTGTATTTACGTCTGTTAAACTAAAGGTTATATTTGCTGTTGCTGCTCTTCTTGATAGTGGAACATACCCAACATTCTTTGCAAGAGATACTACGTTCTCTCTGAGGGTAGCACTATCAATAAATGACTCATTAACCACCATGTTGGTGTTGAATGCAGTCAGATAGGTATTATAGGCAAGTACATCAATTAATACAGAGAAGTTTGAACCTTCAAAATCAAAATCACTGAAGGTTGAATTTGCTCTTAGATAGTCTTTAATTGATGTTCTAATCTGGGAAAAATCCAGATTAGTAAACTGAGTTAGTGCCATTAGTATCTAGTTGGTTGTAATACGAAAGTTATTGCCTGTTGTGGTGCACTTAGACCTACAATATCATAATTAATACTCACTTCCATGGCATTATCTTCAGGATAGAGTTCAACATCAACTCTCTTCAATGCAACTCTAGGTTCAAAATTATTAATTACTGTACTGATTTCAGTTCTAAGAGGCTCTACAATAGTAAAATCTGCCAACTCAAAGAAGTAATTATCAACTTTAGACCCTAAAAGGGGATTAAAGAACCTCTCACCAACTCTAGTTCTCACTAGATTGATGACTGATCTCTTAATGGCATCCTCATTTCTTAGTGAAATGATGTCATTAGTGACTGGATTCCTCTTAAAAGACAGGCTTATATCTTTAAATCCCCTTGAGACAGATTCTAAAGGCACTTTGAGAGTCTATATTTACTTTTATTTATTGGGGTTTTCCATAAATTGGTTCAGTCCCATACTCCCAATCATCATAGTCCTCATCATTTCTAATTTTTTCATGAATCTCTGCCTGTTCTTTTAAGTGATGGTCTTGATATTCCATCACTTCTTGCAGAAATTTTCTTTTTTCTTCATACACATTAATGTGTTTCATTGATCCATAGTCAGATACAAGTCTATTTGTACCCCACATCTTCATCATGTACTCTTGATCTCTGTCTGATTGCATAATTGCTCCTGATTTTTGGTAAAATCAGAACTTTTTAAGGGGTTGCTATCCCTTTCAGAGGAAGTTTCCCAAAAATATTCATCAGTATCTCCCAATCTTCCCCAGTCTACACCATTTTCTACCTGATATTCTATGGTAGAAACCTTAAAATCTGGAATTTTTGGAGTTTCAGGTGTCAAACTGTTATCAAAGATTCTGCATCTATTGTTTGGATATAGTGCAAACTGTCCATTGACCAGTTCAATGAGATTAAATGACTTATGTTCTTCTGGAATTTCACTTGTACTGTAATCTATCACATCAGCACTGTTATGATAGTTGTCTAAGGTGCAGATATAATGCCCTCTAAGGGTGCCAAAATGCCTTGACCTTATCTCCCAGTCCATTGATGCAACAAACTGCTTACAGACTGTTGTAACACCATAATCCATACAGTTCCAAAACTGTAAATTTGGAAGGTCTAGGTCAGGGGTTGGAGTCTCAGGTCTAGATACAAATGCTGATATGGGCAACTTATCATACATTGCACCATACTCAGGTAAGTATGTCTCAAAATAAAAAGCACGCCCAGGCATCGACTTTGCCGATACCCAGACGCCCTCTACAAATTCTCCATGACCATCATTTAGGTCTCTGAGATATTCTTTTCTTACCCAGACTTTCTGTGCAGGTAGGTTAGTGATTAAACAACTCATGCATAGTCAGTGGACTAATACTATTTACCCTGACCACGATACTTCTTTTTAGCAGTATTACGAGAGGTTGCAGCATACTTAGTGTTCTTGCTGTTGCCCTGACGAGTGGTCTTAGGCTTGGATTCAATTTTTTGCCCACCAGTGAAAGAAGGACGCTTTGCCATAATTAATTTTCCTCTTTAATGATTTCAACTTTAAGATCCTGTGGATCAGGTTTCCCTACCTGGAAGTATGACTCAGATAGATCGTCCATAATACTGAACATCTGCTCTTCTGTCAACTCCTCAGGTATGGGTTTGTCCCTGTGTTTCTGTAGGGGAGTTCCTTTATACAGAATACGATACTTATCCATTAGATAACCCTTGTCTTTTCGTGACCAACTCTAATTGCTGGGTGACACCAGATATCAAAACCACACTTACGCTTGGCATCAAGACAGAATGAGACATCTTCGCCACACATGTCTTGTACTTCACCTGAATCAAAGACTTGCATCTGAGGAGCAAACCAAGGATACTTCATCTCAGGGTGCTCAAAGACGCCCTTCTTGATCAGGGTCCAACCAAATCCAGTATAGTCAACTGTAAATGGTTTCTTTCTATTCTGAATGGTATCAACCATCTCATGATTCATGACGCCTCCATTATTCTTGAAGTCGTCCTCATCCAACCAATGAGCAACAGAAGTGGTTCTACCATCCTCTGTGGCATACCAACCACAGGCAATGTCCTTGTCCATGTCAAAGACTGCCCAGAAGGCATTGGTGTTGAATACAATGTCACTATCAATCCAGAGTTGATAATCATACTCCAGTTTACCTTGCCAGGGCACCTGATCAGGACCTGCAAGTACATTAGCACCAAGACACTTACAACGTGCAAAGTTCACCATGGAACTATAGTCTTGGGAAATCTGAATACTTGCTCCTGACTGTACTAGATCAAAGCACAGTTGTACAAAGTTCTTTAAAAAGGTATATGATACACCACGACCAGGAAGGCAGAATACAATTGTCTTACCCCTAATACGCTCCTTACAACGCTCAATGTCAAATAGGGGTTGCTGCTCTGGTTCTTTTGCTTTTACTGTAAATCCTTTAGCCATAAGATTAATTCAATGTTGTGATGACGTACGTATCACTTCATATGATACTGGATTATTTATCCCCTGTCAATGAAAGAGATATTGGGGTACGAGCCCCTATAAGAAACTATGAGTCTTCTTGAAGATCTGGATGAGGTGCATACAAAGGACCTTCATAATTGCGTGAAGGTTTCCCAAATTCAATCACATACTTCTCATAGCTACTGTTCCTGTCAACAACTACACTGTGAGTTAGTTCCCCTCCCAGTAACTTTGCTGCATTCTGCAACTGCTGCAGAGCTAACATCTTGTCTACTTCTTTCTTATTCCTCAGGAAGCCCATCACCATCCTCCTCTACATGAGTGTCAATATTAATAGTAAACTCTTCTACCTGAAAGTCTGTCTTGATTCCTGCATGGATCATCTGGGAAAGTTCTGTGAGCGACTGCTGGCATTCTGCCAATGAACCCTCACAAAACACCCTGTCTCTTGCAATCAACTTGTAGGGCATTTTTTACCTCCAAAAAATTTTTTCTTATAATGGGACCCAATTATATTTAATCCCTCCCACAGGCAAATTCCAATATAACTGAACTCATCCCAGGGGCTGGTCTCTGTGCCATACACATCATTATAGAGCAACCTTACAGGGGATTTTTCACCCCAGAAAATTTTTTTAATCACTTGAAATATCTCTCTCTGTTTCAAAGTTTTGTAGGTTAGGGATGTTTGGTTTTTTCGCATTACCCTTTCAGGGTAACACAAAGGGCACAAAAACCCTGCTAATTCACTATAGCATGGATCACACATTTTGTCAACCCCTATACACTGAGACCCACACATTTCACTGAGACTAACACTGAGATTCCACACTGTTTTATACTGTTTTCCACAAGTTTTCCACAGAATTATACACAGTTTTCCACAGGTTTCTTATACTGAGTTTCACTGAGATTGTGTCACTCACTGGTGTCTCACTGTTTTATCACTGAGACCTGTGGAAAACTATAACACTGTGCCACTAATTTGGGTGTCCTGGGGGTGTTGACTTCTGGGAGGGTTTGTGATACAATGGGGGCCAAGATCACTAGACTATGAGACATTTACTGTGTTTTCCACAAAATATACAATAATTGTGGAAACTGTGGAAAACTCAACTATATTTAATTTGACATTTTTATTGATTCCAACATATCTTACGGAAGACACATTTCAGACTAGTTGATGCCTATAGTCAATGGATTTAATACACCAACCAGATGCACTTGTGATCTCTTCAACTAGATCATCTCCATCATCTGCCTCCCAGGTTGTACCAATGTAATCAGCATAAACTTCACTCTTTTCCTGCTCAGTCATGGGGTACAAACTATCATCAAAGTCAAACTCAATTTCAGTGACTTGATATAACATTAGTTCTGCACCTTCTTAATAGCAGTCATGATAGATGTGGTCAACAAAATACAAACATCATCCTGACAGACAGCATAGACAGGTTGCTTAGTGTTGACATCAAAAGTGTACTTAATGGTCATCAAACTTGCTCCTCTTTGTGCATATCAATCATCATCTCATTGATCTCATCTTGGTTGATACTTTCATCTGCCCAGTAGACAAGATCTTGAGTGGTGAATTGATTACAATTTTCCATGCACCTGATGAACTTAGTATAGGGTTGCTCATTTGCACTTTTGAACTCTACACATGCCACAGCAGTGTTATAGAGAAACTGATTGTTTTGAATCCAGAGACTAACATTCCAAGTCTCATAATTTGCCCAACCATTGTAAGTTTGTTGGGTCATTTGTGTTGTTCCTTGATTTTCCATGCTGTAAGCATAGCACACATTTCAGATCCCTGTAGTTCATGGTGATACACTTTGGGAGATCCATTGATCAGTGCTGCTGATGGGTCTAGGTGAGACCCATCATGCTAAATCTAATCTACTGATCAGAAATCAAAGTCATCAGCATAATCATTTTCCATGATGTAAGCATCAGTCACCATAGGAACTTGATCCTCTTGAGTGTCAATAACAGCATCAAGAATCTCTAGCATTTGAGCACCATTCTCTGCCTTGGAGAGCATACCCAGAGCAGCAGACTTAGGCATGGAAAGAGTAGCAGTCATGTTGTTTGTTAGTGTGAAAGAAAGTTGGAAAGTTGGTGCTTTTAGAGTCATCACCAGGACTAAAGATTAGAAGTTAGAGTTGAACACAAAACCCTCATTGAAGGTGAAATCATAACGCAAATTGGTCTCCCAAGTTGCAGTCCAATCAATCACAATAGGAAGATCTTGCAGTTGGTTAGAATAGGCATCGCCAACAAATTGCTCAGAAAACTCTTCCTCACTGTCATACTGTCCATAATAGGCATCTTCAAAAGATGCAAGGCAATCAATACCAAATGCATCAATGAAAGCGTCTACTGCCTCATAACAGTGATCCTCACCAAAGGTCACATATTCCTCATAAAATTGAACAAATGCATCTTGCCCATATTCTTCAATGAAGGCATACATGTCATCTTGAGCATAATTCTCTTCTGCGAGTTCTTGAATCTTTTCTTCAGTGATTTGGTTGTATTTGATGAGAGTTGCAGTCATTTGTTTGGTGAAAAAGTGTTAATTGAAAGGGGTAAAAGTGTCAGACAAAG